TCTGCCTCCGCGATTTTATGCGCGATTTCTTTATCCTCTTTGCTAATATCGTTTAGTGCATCCGTGTATTGTGTCAGAATAGCAAGAGCCTTTTTTGCATTGCTCAGGGCGTTCTGTAGCTCTTTGTTTTTCTTTTTTTCGGCGCTCCATAACTTACCAAAACCAAAAGCAATAAGGCCAGCAAGTAAAATAAACGCGCCTAAAATTAAGTAAATCGATATACTACTCAATTACTTCTTCCTCTTCTTTTTTCTTTGTAAACTTATCAATAGCAGTATTGATAGATACATCACCAAAGATAGCACCGAGCGTGCCGCCTACAATACATATCTCAGTAATTGTTGCATCAGGGAATACTCCGAGCCATTTTAAGACTGCACAAACAACAATAAATACAACCGCAAAAATCTTTACAAATAAACTTGCGCTTTTTGCTTTAAGTTCCATTACAACACCTCCTTTTTTGCTCTCAATACACCGAGCATATTGACACTTGAGCGGATCATAACTTTAGCACCGTTCTGCTTATATCCGTCCTGTTCAAATACAATGATTTTCTCTTTAGAGACTCCGAGACAGATTGCAACATGGCCGTAAGGATTTGTTTTAGTTCCGTCCCATATACAAACGTCTCCAGGTTTAGGAGCGCGAGTTTTAATGCGTGTAAATACCTGTTTTTCAAGAGGCATTTTGTCATAATCAAGATAAAGGTCTTTTGCACCGCCTGACGTTGCGCAAGCTCCGGTACTGTTAGGAAAACCGATAACGTCTTTTACATACTGTCTGAATAAATCAACGCACTGAGCACCGTAGGCCTTGTCATAGTCTACTTTATCGTTGACGTTCATATTTACAAATTCTGTTAATGTCATTTCTTAATCTCTCCCTGCATTTCTATTTTGGTCTCGATGCGCACCATGCCCTTTTGGATTTCTGTTAAAGTTGCCATAATTGCCGAGATACTCGAGTCAGTTGCTATGCGCTCCTGTTCGAGTTTTTCCGTGAGCATTGCATGGTCTTTACAGAATTTCTCTGTCTTTTCCTTTACAGTTGCCTCAAGCGTGTCAATTCTCGCTGCCATTTTTGCCCCCTTCCATACTAAAGCAAGTACGGGAAGTAAAAAAACGACTGTGTTAATTACTTCTTTTAAGAATGCTGCATCCATTTTGTCACCTTCCACTTTTATAGTTATTCGTAAACTTTTTCTATTTCAATGTCGCACCGGGCATTGTTTTTATCATAATAATTTCGTACTTCAATAAACTTGACGATATTCCAGTTATCGTCTAAAAGTATACGGCAGTCTGTCAGCAGGTCTAAGATAGAGCTTGTCCCGTTGTCACTGTCTCTCCGTCTCAGGTCTCCATGATAAAAAAAGAGCCTTACTATGACCTGATAATCTATAGGCGTGTCGACTCTGCATTGTGTCATAATCTCTGCAGTTGCGCCTTGATGCCATTGTCTATATCTGTTACTTGATATGATTCTATGATTGCGAGTAATTATCTTTGAGTTCTTTTTTGCTGGAGTCTCTCCGTGTACTGTAAGTTTAATCATCGGCCCACTCCACGGGTACTAAACCGCATCTGCAGTTATAATCGTTAATCTCAATAGGCAAGTCGTTTACATCAAAGATTTGTCCCTGCAGCTCTGTATGTGCTCTATGGTATACGCCGTTATTATCGATGTATCCTTTATTTCTTACGCGGCCGTCATTGGCAGTAACCCATTTGACTTTGGTAACGCCTGCACTATGAAAAGTTGAGAGCGTACACGCTTTATTAAATCTCTGCATCTGATCTCGCGCAAAAAGACGGGCCATGTGATCGCCTGCGTCATAAGCAAGTTTTGTTAAATCATCAAGTTCGAGAGTAGGCGATTCGTTCATTGCATAAGATGTTATGCGTTTAAGGATTTGACGCTTGATATAGTCCTGTTCTCCAGCGATACGCTCAAGGGAATTGTCTATATAAAGCGTTCTGACAGCGGTCATATTATCCTCAAAGAATTTTTGTTTATCGATAGAAAATCCTTGTATGATATGCTTTGTGCGTGCATCTGCATCAGATATAAGACGCTTTAAGTAGTCTGCCTGTTCCTGTTTGAAAACTCTGTCTAAGACAGGTTTAATGCTCTCGTCAATTTCTCCGAGGTACATATTTACAACGCTCTCGTTTACATCTCCGAGCCATTCTTTTTTAAGTGTATCTGCAATAGAGAGCATATTAGCACGGTCTGCAATGTCCTGTTGTTTTTCTGCAGACTGTCGCGCAAGCTGTTTGAAAAAAGTAATAAGGCCCTCAATGCTATCGTCAGGAGCTGCGTCCATAACGATATTATTCTGAGCGCACTTTGCTTTAAGGTCTTTGAGAAGTTCCTGAGCAAGTTTTTTATAGCGTGCTTTCAGTATCTTTGCGAGCTTGTTTTCGATAGAGAATAAAGGGCGCGGTATTCCTTGTCTTTGCATCCTGAGAAAACCGCGGGCCGTACCCTTGTTATATATAAAACCGTTGCGCTCAATAGGGTAGTTCATTTTTCGCCGTACTTGATCCATTCAAAAGTAGAATGCAGAAAATCTGCAAGTTTATGTACTTCTTCGTCTGTAGGTTTTTGTCCTGGTATTCCTGTCATCCATGACTTCATTCTGATTTTAGCGCCTTTACAAATATCCTCCCATTCGAGATTATTTTGTACTTTTAATTTCATAATGCGCTTAAACATTTCTGTCATATAACTCTCCTAAAAAAGATTGCTGTCTGTTCCATGCTGCCACCGACTTTTGTAATGACCTGCTTACTCGTCCATTGCCGGGTGAGGACTCACAACGTGAGCGACTCGTAAACAACATTCGCCTGCGGGAAAATCGTAAAGGCCTCGTTTTGCTTATTATTACTAAGTATGTGAATAACCTTTATTTACGGATTCTGATTTTACAGTCTCCGGTGAGTTGACGAGGAGCTGCGTCACCCGGTCCGAATGGTTCAGGAGACATCATAGAGGCTTGTTTTTGCAAAGCCTTTTTCATTGCTGCCTTTGCTTCCGGATTCTTTTCGCGCTGATACATTTCGCGGAGTTCGTCATTTTTCTTTGGTAGGTAGGATTTATAGTCTGTTTTCCATTTTTCTGCTGCAGGCTTGCTTTCGTTGCGTTTTGCAAGTTCTTCTTTTGCAGCTTCAAGTTTAATTTTTTCAACAGGGTTAAGCTCTCTACCTTCACGGTTTTTTATGGCAAGTTTTAATTTTTCATCTGACTGTCTTGCTGCCACTTTTCCCCACATTGCTTTTTCTTCCTGTGGAGTTCTTTCTACAAAGTCTGCTTTATCTCCTTTCTGTACCCAATGTTTACTCATGCCTGAATTTCCATTTCTTTTATCCAATTCAGATTTTGCAAGCTGCAAAGACTTTTCTCCCTGTACTCCAAGTTTCCCACCATTTCTCTCTTTAAGATTTTCAAGGTCTTTAACTTTGTTCTGCAAAACTTCTGTTTTTGTTTCAGAAAGAATTTTCTTTTCACCTTCTTCTGTGCGTACGTCATTTTTATAATATTTGTTATTCAAAGGTTTATTACCTGGGACATTACTTTTCGGCGCTTTGCCCTTTGGCGGTTCTACCCAGCCGTTAGCCGTTTTCATAAGTCCGGTTTTCTGTGAGATGTCTCCGATGTTATACACTTTATCCTCGACCTCTTCACTCATAATAGAGCCGATTTTATCGCGCCCTTCCTGAGAATATTTGTCTGCCTTAATCAGTTCAAATACATTATCTGCTGTCATATCCTGCTCCTTACACATTATTCATATCAGGCGATTCTGCATTCATGCCCGCCTGCATTTGATTCCACATTCCCTCATCCATACCCTCGACCTCTCCCGCGGTCAGTTCACTCATCATGTCATCGTCTATGTCTGCACTAGGTACAAACTTCTGAGCAAACTTAAAAGCAGTTGAGAGCGGTACACCCATAGCAACCTGTTGCCCTGCAATAGCGGTAAAGGTCTGTCCTAACTGAGCTTTATCCATTTCAGATAAAACAAAACCGTTATCTGCCTTAATCTTTACCTTGTCAGCAAGGCGCGCCTGTTCTGAGTTCAGTCCAAAACAAGAGTATACAAGTAACTGGATGCAGTTCTTAAAACTAGGCGCTACAGTGTTAAACAGTAACCGGATCATTTCACTCTGTTTGAGCGTTACATCCTCTCTGTTATCACTTGCAAGGCCAGTAGCTTTTTCTTCAAACAAAATACTTTCTGCAACGCCGCTTGATGCACAAAGAGCAAGGCGCGACTCATTGAGTAAGTCTCTATAACCGCTATAAGTGCGCTCAAGTATCTTAATTTCTCCGACAGAGTTAATTGCGCGCGGATGCAACATTGACCATTCGCGCATCTGTCTCTCGTTTTCCTTAAAGAATTGTTTTGCAAACTCAGGGCCGTTCTCGATAATAAGGCCGTCTGCAGGCATTGCGTGATACATCAAACTTGACTGTTGAGCCATAATAGGGAGTGACATTTTCATAATCTGATAACTTTCAAAGTCTTTTATCCAGCCTTCAAAGTCACTTGTTGCCCAGCCGAGCTGCTGGATAGCGCCCCAAAACGGCAATTTCTGAGGTCTTACCATTGCCACGCGTTCTGTACTTACACGCACGCCGCCTAAAGGAATAAACAGACTCTTTGCATAAAGATAGTCCTGAGCCGTGATGTTATATTCAGGTACAAATACGCAGTTCCACCTGTCAGCGTTTACCCAATACTTGATAAAGTCTTTATCTTTTCTTAAAGATGCTAAAACCTCTTTAACTGACTTTTGGAATGATAAAGGATTGTCTCCGTCTAAAACCGGATAGGTAACAGCGCCGCCAAAAATGAGCGACTGAGTAATGGCCTGAGCGTATGCCTCATCAAAACCGCACGCGTGAGCATAGTCCTCAAGCGCTTTAAGGTCATCCGGTGACATATCGTTGCATTCAAACTTTACACCGTCAAGTGACAGACAACCTGCTTTCTTATTGATGATGCGAGCAGGTACACCGCCATTTGCATAATAAGATGTTGCTTCGTTAGGAGTCATAGAGACTGGAATAAAGCTCTCTGTCTGCATACCAGGATCAATATATGTTCCTATATCACTCGTAGGGTTAAAATATCCGTCCTGTACAATGCCCGCATTTTTCTGCATCTCGTTTCGTAAAGCAAGCGCTTTTTCGCGCTCTAAGAGCTTTGCCTGTAGTCTCTGAGGGAAGTCTGCAATAAGATGTTTACGCATCTCTTCTGCAGTCTGAGTACCCGGACGAGAGTCACGCACAATAGCGGCCATTTCGTCCTTTATCAGTTCAAGTTCAGAGTTATCAAGCGTGATCTCTGAATATCCGTCTTGAGTCTCTGCACATTCTGCTTCGTGCTTTGCAAGGATAGAGAATATAGTTTTATGATGTGCATTCTTTTCTGTATGTGTTAATTCGTTAAAGGTTGCCATACTTATATAGTCTTTTATTTACTTATTCCACGCTTTGACACCTTTAATATTCATTTGTGAGAATATGGCCATTAAAACCTGTTTAACTATCGCGTTACCTGCTTGTTTATAAAGCTGCGTATTACTGTTTACTTTACTTGCTCTGTTAAAGTCCTCATCCGTATAACCCATTAAACGCCAGCACTCTTTAGGCGTGAGCTTACGGATTCTGTATTGTGTCTCGACATAGTTGATGTTTTTGCAACCCTCTGCAGTTAGAGTAGGAGTCACATCTCCGTTGTTCTGCACTCTACCACGCCGCGTGGTAGACTCCGGGTAACTTGCATCATAGCAGCCGCCGACTTTGCATTTGATTGTGCCTTCCTTTGTAGCTTGCTTAATCTCTAAGCATAGGTTGTCTTTCTGTACTGTTGTTAGTGTATTTGATGTTCCGTTCATGTTTACTTCCAGCCTTTGCTCTGTTGGAGCACCTGTTGTTCTGTCATTTGGGTTATGTAGATTTCTTCCTCTCATTGCCACAATGTATTTATAAGAGCCTTCTGGCAAGTTTGCAGGTTGTGCAAGTGCAATATCTCCTTTATAAACTCTATCTTGCTGGTGATATTGTTTTCCCCATTGTGAATCAGATAAACCACCGACACATTTTGTTTCTTCAATGACCTTCGGTTGTATTCCGCCGCCAGCGCACGTTGGAATTGTTGGACATAACTGATTCTTATCATAAACGCGATTTGCACTTTCAAAAGTATGATCAAGAGTGTTATCCATTTGCCCGAGTACCACCACTTGACATTCTTTCTTGCGCTGTAATAATTGTCTTGTCTTGTCTATGCTATAATTGTGTTCTATTTGCATTTTTCAATAACTCCATTCATAAACTGAAAACCTGTTGTAAATCCTTTATAATCTCTTGCGCATAAGGTCTTAGCGATGCTCATATCAAACTTTTCGACTTCATTGTAATTCAACGACACCGTTACCCGTTGACCTGAGATTTGAGATTCCGCAGTCGACTCTTGCGCAGATACAGTTTGCGACTTCTCGCTCTTTTGGACTCTTGACAGTGAAGTCAATCGTGCGCAAAATTCTCTGTTCTCTGTTCTCTGTTCTCTGTTCTCTGTTCTCTGTTCAGGGAGAGTTCCGTCATCAATAAGCTGCTGTATGAGTTTCTGAGCTTTTTCTGAGTTGATGTAATACTTTTCGTCTACCTCAGGCTCTAAGAAGTCTCGCATTACAGTATTAAGCGATATTGCGTTAGGGAATTGAAAATCTACATAGGTATCAGATAAAAAAGACACGCAAAAACATCTATCTCTGTTTTGAGGTATGCCGTAGTCTTTTGCGTTCAAATCTGCATAATGATTGACATATCCGCGACTTCTCAAAAAAGACAACCAGTTTTCAAAGTCTTGTTTGTTTTGATCTGCGTGTACCTGAGGAACATTCTCCATGAGTAAGACTTGAGGGAGCTCTTCTTTTGAGCATTCCTTTA